GGCGGCATAAATACGGTAATTGACTACATCCTGAGCCAGAACCCACGGGCCCGCATTCTTGTTATCGGCTTTTATGAAAATGAGTTGAGGCCGCAGGTTTCTCAGATACAGTTAAAATCCGCGCAGCTGTGGGAGTATCAGATCGTGAAGTTGTGGGAGAAGACAGGCTGGAGCCAGCAGGTATTAACCGGGACTGATGGCGCAGGGAAGACCATAACCCAGTACTGGATGCCGGACAACCTGCACCCTCACTCGGATACGACAGGAAAGGCAAACACATTGCTGGCGAATATTCTTGAAATGGAAATCAGGTCGGTTCGTTAACTTTCAACACCAAGCGGCTATCATGAAAACTGACAGCCGCAACGCATTTCTTTCTACATTAATCCATTGCCAGCAGGTATTGCATTGCCGCAAGTTGCTGAGCTCCTGTGATCTCGCCATTTATCAGGACTGCAGACTTGATTGCCGTTGAAGCGGTTGACGTATTGTTATCTGTTTTCCTGCCAATAAGGATATTCTTTGTACCTGCTGAACGAGTACCTGACATAGCGGTATTTCCTGCGACGTACGTCGCAGTTGCAGGATTGTAGATTGCAACATATACCGCTCCCTGAATAACGTGTGCCGCTATTGCGCACAGGTCACCGACCGCAATTGAAGAAGGGAAATCCACCGATGCCACCGCTGTGGTAGCGTCGTTTTGACCAACTATCCGCAATTTACCGTCAGTGGCAATGCCAAGCCCAAATCCGAGCCCCGCTACTCCCGTACCGGAAAAGTCAGAAATGAAATAATTTGCCACAGAAGGATTTGATGGTCGTCTGATGACCGCCAGCACTTTTAAGGCAACAGGCGCTTTAAGTGTGGTGTCGAGATAGTTATTAACATCAACGTTAATATAACCCTGTGAGTTATCGAATGATCCATTCAATGTCGCAGGTGCTGCATTGTTAAATGAGTTCATCGCCAGGTTACTTACGGGATTTCCGAAGTAATACCCACCCAGTTTTGTTCCGTCGACAGCAGGGAAGTCTGTAAACCAGTTTTTTACGATAAAATCGTCAATATCTTTCATTCCCGGCGTTTCCGGCAAGTCTGAATCAATGAAAACAGCTGGTATCGGCATAATTACTCCTGGAAAAATTCGTTTTTGATTTTACGCGCCAGTACATATGCGCCACGGTCTGACAGGTGCAATGCGTCAGCCCATGCGCCACCGGAGTTATCGTACGTCTTTGGAAACAACTGGTAGAGGCTGATAAAATTAACGTTATTCTCGATTGCCAGCGTACGCATGGCTTCATCATATTCAGATAAGGTAGGCGTTCCGGTTGCGTTGCTTTGCGCCGCAGAAACCAGGCAAATACAAATTCCCGGCGTGGCCGCTTTGTATTTATCGATAACTACCTGTAACCCATTGACAAACTCAGCGATACCCGCGCTTTTCCTGAAATCGTTGGTACCAAGAATCATAAAAAATAAATCGAGGTCAAAGTGAGTAACAATCGGGGTAATATAGTCCTGCCAGTGCAAATAGTCTTTTGCCATAGCCCCACCATTCCCCATGCGCGAAACGGTGATTCCGTTGGTTCTGGCGCTATTTTTTCCATACATACAGAGAATGGAAACAACACCCGTCCCTGAACTGGTTACAACAACAGTATGTGCAGTCGCAGTCAGTCCGGTAATGTCGTATTTTTTTACCGTGCCGCTATTTGTTCCGGTGATAGTCACAGGTGCACCACCGTCGATAGCGACAGTAAAATTACCCGTGCTGTCAAAATAAAATAATGACAGGTCAGTGGCCGTAACATTCGACCAGGTCAGAGTCCCTACCGTATTGTTATTCCAGTAGGCGTTCCCGTCAGGGCCTGAGCCGTACGGAGGCGGTGCATTGTTGTTTTCATTATCACCGTCATATTTCGTAAAGTTGGTGACTACCAAAGTGATTCCGGCCATAACCCCATCTGTCCTGGTAGAGCAACTGATATACCCGGGGTCTTTGTATCCTCCACCCAGGATATTAATAAGTGCCTGCGGTATGGTGCTCTTTTCTCCCCATGAATCCATACCAAATCCCACATTGAGGCTGCCTGCTACGCCCGCAGCGATGCGACCCCGCTTAAAAATAAATTTAAACTGATCGCCTTCAATGAATGAACTCGAAGAATTTGCGCCAACCAGTTCTTTAACCTGACTCTGAATGCTCTCTCCAATGACAAAATCCACCGTGCCGTTCTTACTCCACGCCAGGACTTTGCCTTTTCTGTCGAACCAGAGAGGGAAGTACGAGGGACTAAAGTCGAACTGCCGAAGATGATACTGGGCCCACTCGTTAGGGATGGCTGCTACGATGCTTTGTGCGTTTTCCCCGAAACCCGAGAAATCTGGATATCCATCTTTGCACCAGACAATGACTTTTCCATTTCTGTCATACCATAGTGGGAAATATGATGGTTTGAAATCCCCCAATGGAATCCGCTCATCTAATTTTTTCCCGATAGTAACGACAGAAGGCATCTGTCGCCCGGTAGCCTCAAGTGTTCCTCCGTTGTTGATAACTTCAATAGCGAGCGCGGAATCATCAGGGCTGCGGTAATACGTGGTGCTCCCCTCAGGGATATTGATGATATCGGCCTGGGCCGCTTCAAGCGTCATATACTGCTTACTCAGCGGAATGATGTTTTGCCGGACTTCATCATTCTTCGCCATCATCTGGCGCCAGGTATCGAGCGGAACTCCGCCCCGATCGTCAACCGTTCCGGCCGGACCGTTCACTAACCGATCGGCCCGCTTGACGTTATCCATGAATATTTCAGGCGTCGTCGTACCCAGCGGCGGATTCAGTTCATCTGCAGCCATGTTTTTTGCTCCAAAAAGAGGCTTCGCCCAAACGAGGGTTTGAGCGAAAAGAGTTAATAAGGGGTTTTTATGGGGTATTAAGCGACGTCGCCGGGGTAGCTGGCGTCATCGTAGGCGTAGAACGATTCAAGATATTCGTTGGCGGTCACCTGGCAGGTTCCGTCCGCCTGCGGGGCAATTTCTGCCACCAGCGCATCATAGACATGCCGCGTTGAGCCGCAGAACACCAGCCGGATCGGCTCAATGGTTGCAGACGATAAATTGATTTTCAGCAGGTCATCAAACTCACTCAGATGCGGGACCGAAAGTTGATAATCCCCTGCTCTGGTCGCCACCATCAGCCCGGAGGCCGAGCCATCCTGGTAACGGATCAGCGCGCGAGGGTTTTCAAAAGACCAGTCCAGCGGCTCCGTGACGGTGAATGTCGTTACACCGCCAGCCGTTGTCATCTCCTCAACAAGACAGGAAATCGTGTTATTCCCCGGTATATCGTCGGTCAGCACAATACGATCGCCAACGTTGTAGCAGAGTGCGTCCAGTTCGGTCGTCGTCTGGAACGTTACCCGCTGCTGCAGGTATTTCATCAGGCGCCGCATCCCGATTTGATAAGCGTGATCCTGACTCAATACCCCGTCGAGTTTGTAATCCTCGATTTTCACCGGTGTGGGGTTATCGGGAGTGCGGCATTTAACCGTCTCTTCCGCCCAGGTGGTCCCGTTGACGTAAGTCACATCAACCCCGTCGTAATCATCGTCAGATAGAGCAGTGAAACCACTCTGCAGCTCTTCGACCATCTCATGCGGGGTGATGACACCTGTCCAGGGCTTAATCCCTTCCCGGTTTACTGTCGCCAGGCCATCACTCAGCAGAAAACGTGACTTCCCGGCGTTGGCGATCTTTTGCAGCATTTCCAGTGCCGAGATACTGTCGCCAGTAGCAAAATCAAAATACTCTCCCCGCGGGGTCCAGTACGCGGACTCAATGCCGTTAATGGTATCGACATCCATCCCCAGTCCCAGCGAGTTCCCGACATGCAGCAGCGCCCCCGAAATGGTTCTGGCCGTTCCGGTTTCATAGGCACGCGTCCCCACAACGTTTACGCGGCGGTCAGACTGCGCCGCCAGTTTCCCCCCGGTTTCAACGGTAATTGCCCAGGTTGTTACACCTGAGTAGGAGGCAGGTCTTGCCAGAAGCCTCCCTCTTAAATCCTGCCAGTACATATTGTCGCGGGCGTTATTACTGCCCTGCTCATTCCGGCGACGACACCGCACTTCAACCAGGCCGGGAGAGTCGAGCGAAAATCTTTCTGTGAACCCCAGCCCATTAATGTTTTTGAGCGCGTATTCCCCCTGCTTGCTAAGCCACCCGGAGCCGGTGCCATATACCCGATACTGAATTTCCCACTCAACATGCCTGATGCGTTTCTTGCCCTTATTATCAAAACCGCAGATACCGTTAGGAAAGGAGAAATTCACCTCAAAGGCGTCCACAACTTCATTTTCCGGACAAGCCAGGAACGGCCCCAGCCAGCTCAGCGTGTCGTTAATCCCCGTGGCTTCATAGTCAATCATCGTTCTGCTGGAAAATCCTGGCCACGAAGCATCAGTCGAACCGTTGACCAGACGAGTGACAGTTGCCGTCGTTCCATCAGCAGAAAAAACCTGATATTCATTGCCCCGATGTGCGAGCGAAAGACGCTGAGTTCCCTCCGCTACCCCGGCGAACGCAGTCCCGGTGGCACTGTTATAAGCAAGGGTCACATTCGCAGTAATTGCAGCGCTACCGCCAGTTGACGCGCTGCCAGAGGTATAAACAGGAGCATCTCCAAACACAGAGGACGGAAGCGAAGAAGATGTGATCGCTCCACCTGCAAACGGACTCGCTTCTTCAGTGATCAGCACCGTTCCGCCATTGTCACGCGCTACCAGTCCTGATCCCGTCAGTCCCTCAGTGATAGCTGCCAGAAGGCCGGACATATTCACATAATCAGCAACAAGAGAGACGGTATAAGTTGTACCGTTCCAGGTCACCGTAAACGTTGTGCTGCCCAGCGAGAAATCATAAGTCGTCGGTGCCGCGCTGGACTGAATTTTAGCCGCACTTCCACCCTCCCCCGGAATGGCATCCTGCCCCGGCGTATAGGCTGCAATAAAGAGATCGTAATCAACGCTGTTAAAACTCAGCGTCACCGGCATCCCAACCACAGGCGCGATTTCAGTCAGTAGCTTGCTGGCAAATACGCTGTAACCTGATGAGGTGGAGATAAGGAAATTGGTGGGGGCTTTAATCTCAACGATAGTACCTGCGACCCAACTTGCAGGTAGAGAGTTATCATCGTCATCGTCACCATCATCCGTGTCCAGCCCTGTGAACGTTACGGATGCACCAGAAACAGTCATGCTGTCAGCAATAATATCGTCGGAATCAGGCGAGGTCTGGGCCATATCCAGCCCTGTTCCGCTTGATGTTCCGCCGACCTCTGTCGAGTTGAACCAGTTTTCACTGCGCTCATCGCCTGATACGTCCGCACCTGGGGGATAATGCGTGCTGCTGAATCCCGGCAGGGTCGATGCAGGCGTACTGCCAACCCGGATATCGCCATTGGTATAATCCAGAGCTCCGACACCAAGGCACAGCAGCATCTGCACCCGCATTTTCGTGGGATCGTCAGCATCGAACCGGGTAACGGGCTGCACAACATAATCAGGATAAATACGCACGCGTCCAAAAACTTCACGAATCGCATCACCGAGTTTCGCCGTATTCGCCTTTGCTGGGTTCAGGTCGAGGCTTCGCCCGGTGGATGACGTGTAGCCACCAGCATCAATATTACCCATCATGAACAGTGAGTAGGCCGCCGTTGCCACGGCGATACCTACCCCTATCCACGCGATCGTTGCTACTTCAAGCCCGAAAGGAACCGGGTACATGCGGACATCGCTCTCCGGCCGGATAATGCAAAACGCCCATTCGCCAGGTGGTACCAGCTGGCCATCCAGTTCAACAGCCAGCGGTGGAACATCCCGATCCTCATAATCTTCGACATTAGCAACCAGCCAGCTGCGAATGGTGGTAACGCCATGCTCATGCGTTTCGAGTGGTTCACCGGGCAGCCGCGACGGATAAAAACGAATGGTCATTGCCAGAACTCCACTTTGACAAATCGCCGCTTAAATCGCGGCAACGGCAGAAACGTTACGTTCGTTCCCGGATTACATTCCGCCACGTGCAGCAGGCCACCGATATTGACGACGATACCGACATGGGTGACGGTTGAACCGGAATAGCAGGCCACACCGGCGCCTTCGCACGGTTCGCAGCGCTCCAGAGAAAGCATCATCCGTCGCGCTTCCCGGTCGAGCCCGCCGCCGTCTTTGGTCACCCCGGCGAACTCAGGCCAAAGAGGTAGTCCAAGATCCGCCCGGATTTCGTTCACGATCCCGAAGCAGTCGAGCTGCGGATACACTCTGCCGCCCTTCAGCCAGGTGACTGAAAGGTATTTATCAGGGTTAAACATTGGGATTCCTTAGCTGATATAACGCAGTCCGGGGAATAAAGGGAGCGTATAGCGGTACCGCGGCCAGGCTGTATCAAGGACATTCATATAGCCTGCAGTGATCTGTACCTCTGTCGCCGTCCAGTAGCCAGATTTGACCTGCAGCGTATACGGCACCGCCGCGGGCGCCGCTAAATCTGTGGAGATATAACTCCGGTAAGTCAGCGACGCCGAAAGACGGTTCGCCAGCGCATTGCGGATCGCCGTTGACACAACGCCGTCGATATTACACAGAGCAAATTTCAAATCCTGCGTGCCGTCCTCGTTACGCGCTGGCAATGCAATATCCATCGCGCAGGCGGTAAACGTTACGGTCTCGCCGTTCTCCGTCGTCGCAGTGATATCCTCATAACCCTGGCAGAGGTAGTGAAAATCAGAACCGATAGTTATCTGCAGCGTTTCAATGATCACCTCTGACCCGCTACTGGCGTAAAGGCGGTTAATCTGCGTCATGCTTTGGCCACTCCTTATTCAGCGCGATATCCAGTAATGAGCTACCGACAATCCATTCTGGATAATTTCCCCACGGTGCCGGAATAAGCGGACGTTCCCATAACTCCAGAGTCGCTGAATATTTCCAGTAAATTGGCGCAACAAGCTCCGGCCCCTGATAAATATCCATAAACCGGCATTTATAAAACTTAATGCCCGCCGGCGTCTGAAGCTTCATCAGGAACCAGGCCGCGCCATCAGATAATGCATCGCGGAACCAGGATTCAAACGCCAGTCCCTGAGCATCGCTTTCCATGAACCAGGAGATGCTGGCCTGCGTCGGCGTTGAAATATAAGCTCGCCTTTGCCGCGCGCGGCCGGTGGTTAGCTGAGTTCGTTTTAACGGGCTTACAGGCTGAAAGCCGTATCCTTCCTGTAATGGCATCGGGAGATAGTCGTGGGGGTAGTAGATATCTGCCACATTTCCTCCGGGCATTAAAAAGCCGCGGCTGCGGCACTGTTCGTATATCAGGATATAAAGCATCCCCGAGCCAGGTTATGCTGATAAATCCACAATAAAAAAGGAGGTTCTATGTCTGGTTTGATTAACCCTAAAGATTCCCCTGAAGAGTCAGCCTACGCACTAATCATCGAGCTGGTGAGGGCGCAGAGAGTTCCGGTATATAGCTCAGGAAACATATCTAACCTGCTTTCTATGTATGACGATGCCGTTAAGCACTTCAAGAAAGAAGATGATGACAAAAATTAACTATCCGCACGCAGCTCAATGAAACTTTCACGAACGGATTTAGTGATCGCCTTCGCTATTTCCGTTCTCTCTTCTTCTTTCCATATCACAATACCCTGAAGTTCTTCAGGGAGCCTTTCCGCTGCTTGCTCCTGTACTCGCTCCGGTAATTAACAAAATTTCATAATTTACACCCATTAAAAAACCCGGCGAAGCGGGTTTCTGTTAATTCGATACAACGGACAAGAACCTGCCGTGCTCGTCATACTCCGTATTTCGAATTAGAATAAAGTCGAACCCGGCAAGGTTGACTCTACCAAACTTTCTTTTTAGAGTCGGCGTTTGAGTGATTATTACCTCAATCCCTGAAATGAAATAGCTATCTATCTTTTCCGCTGCCATTAATTCAAATAAAAAGTCGATATGATTAACGTCGCTCTCTTCATAGCAATCAATCTCATCATCCCTTATCGAACTGATATTTTTGTAGTCGAGTAAAGCAGTTGAAAAGACAAGTCCTCCAAAATCATGTGCAAAAATAGCACTTAATTTTTCTGATAAATATTGAGTTAAATAATGAAACTCTTCATTAATTACCACCTCGATTATCGCCAGCGCCTCTTCGGTCGGCCCCTCAAACTCTCTGAGGGGCTCCGGCATCTGCGGATTGAATATGATTTGATGTATGTCCTCAGCACTAAAGCCCTTCTTGAAGGCTTCCATATTTATAATTAGCGCATCTGAAAACCTTTCCCGTGCCGTATCTGGAGTGATTGGAACGTGCATCATTTTCGTATTGATTAATTCATAAAATCTTGCCTTGATTTCAAATTGATTCATGTTTTCTTTGGCCTCACCACCCAAATATTTCTAAGCGCCATAGACATCTTCCCCGTTTTACTGGAGACATCATGTAATGCCATAGCATAACCATTTTTAGCCCCCTTTTCCGCTGCCTGGTTAACAAGCTGTATTGTGGCATCAGACGGATTTCCGTTAATGGTTATTGGTGGCATGTTGATATTCGGCTTAATCACCGTCGTCTGTTGGCTATTGCTGACGTTCTGGACCCCCGTCCCGAACCCCGGTTTGCTGAGCGTTGCATCAAGCGGTTTACCATTCCGAAGCGCCTCAAGCTGAGACACGCCGATTCGGTTCGTTGATGCCTGGTCAAAGACATATTCACCTTTGTGAACAATACCCGCGGGCTGATACTTACCGCCGGGGCCGGTATAACCGCCAGAGGCGAAGCCAACAGCAGCGGCACTGGTGATGCTGGAAGTAATGGAGGCCATGAGCCCGATAACCTGAGCGACAGCTGCAAGGTTAGCCGGGAACGGCAAGCCAGCCATCGCCTGCCCCATCGCCATAGGAAGCTGCAGGGCTGCCTGAGCGATAGCGAATGCCTTTTGCGTCACAAAAGCGGCTTTATACATCGCGGACTGCTCACCAAACATAGTCCCCATCGAATCGGTGATGCCGGAGAAGGAGTTTTGAGCGGACTGCATCTGCGCAACGTAGACAGCCGTGCTTAACGCCTCCTGATTCTGCTGGCCCTGTTGCTGCAAGGCCAGGAGTTGTTGCTGCTTCTGCTGCTCGTTCAGGACTGTGTTCTGCGTTATCGCCTGCTGCTGCTGATTCAGCCAGGCCGCATAATCAGTCTGGGCAAGTTTTAACTTCTCAATGATTTCAAGCTGCGGATCGATTTGCAGCCCTATCATGTTCAGGCCTTGCCCTGCCAGGTCGCTGTTAGTCGCACTTGAAGTCAGCGTTCCACCGGCCTTGTTAACGCCTGATATGACGGAATCTGGCAGAATTGATTTACTAATCAGGTCGGTTGCCTGCTTTCCGGCGTCCTCTGGTGAAAGTTTTTTGAGTTCAACCATCTTTTGCAGGATTTCAAGACGTTTTTGCAAAGTCTCATTCTGCCGTAGTTCCTTCGGCGCTATCTCTTCCTGCATCTTCCGGTAGTCGTCCAGAGTTGCCATCGCCTTCTGGCTTAACTCCAGTCGTTCATATGCGGCATCAATCTCTTTGGACATAAACGACAGAGACTGTTGATCTTTGGTTACTGGCAGTCCTTTGGCTTGACGCTCCTGAATGGTCTTTATCTGCTCTTCAAACTTCAGGCGCTGCATTGCAACCGCGGATAACTTATCGCTGGCATCCAACTGCGCATTAAATGCTGCAGTTTGCTCATTAATCTGGTTAAGCAGGCGCTGCCCTGCCTCCTCAGAGTAGGCTTTAGTTTTACTACCAGCCCCAGGAGAAAATGTTCCGATATGTCCCTGCGCAAAACTTATTTGATTGCGCATATCGGTGAGGTTCTTTATGAACTCATTACCTCCGTTTTGTCCGGCGGTATTAATTTTTCCCCAAGCCTCATCCACCCATTTCTGGATATTGCCTAACTCACCGTTTACCTGGCCTGATACATTGGTTAAAATATCTTTGATTTGGTTATAGGCATCAATAGGGTGTGAAAGATCAATATCCTTAACCCCATTCCACAAATCAACCATTCCCCCCATGGCCTTTGTCACGCCCATGAATGCGCCAGCGACAGTTACAGCGGCCTTAGCCAGATTTTTAAGCCAACTATCCAGCGTTTGCGACACGGCTGTAACATCTATTCCTTTTGCAGCGAACGCAGTAAATTCGCCGGTTAGATCGCTGATCGTTGGCATTAATCCCGCAGCAATCTGAGTTCTTAGTCCCTGCATTGAGGAATTGACAAGCCAGCCAGTGGTTTCCAATTCCTGTGCCGCACGAATTGTTTTCTGGTCTAGAATAAGGCCCAACCTCTCCGATATATCAGCCATTTCACTGATCGCTTTGCCACCATTCTGAAACATAGGTATCAAAGCCGTGGCATCGTTGGCAATAGCCTCCATGTAGAAGGTCATCTGCGCTTGTGAAACATTGGCTTTTTGCAGGGTATCAACATATAACTGCATCGCCGCCGGGCCTGAAAGATTCTTAAACTGCTCAGCCGTCACACCAACCTTTGGAGCTATGGTCTTAAAAAAATCTTGGAGCTCACCCCCGCCGGTGCTCAGGAAGTCACCGACCTTATCGTTAACATCCTTCATTATGTCGGAGAACTTCTCCTGGGAGATCCCCGCGGCACTGGCAGCTATGGCATATTTCTGAAAATCAGTGGTCGATGCATTGGCTATTTTTGACAATCGACCAATCTCGACCCCAGCCTCTGCTGTGTGCTTAATCATCGCAGCCAGTGCTGTTCCTGCCATGAGTGCGCCAGTGGCAACTGCAGCAGTTAGAGCCGCACCTAATTTACCGACCGCAGCAACGGTTTTTTCACCGTTTGTTGTGAGCTTAGTTAGCGAATCAGAAAGGCTGTCTGCATTGCGTTTTGCACCTAAGCTATCGAGAATAATTGCGAGGCGGGATGTTTGCTCTGTCATTTACCTTTCTCCGGGCAATAAAAAACCCGCGATTAAGCGGGTTTCGGCATATTTCTTAATCGGTGAGTTACATCACCACCTAGCCAACTTCTCAGCCATGAGTGGGCTAGTTACGTTTTACGGCCATGAGCATGTTTTTCGCACTTTATCTATCGCTAAATCAGCCCCATCAAGGTTAAATTGTGCATCAATATTTCCTTTTCCGTATGGCTGGAATCTAATGAGCAACCTTTTATGTTCGGTGAGCTTCTTGGCTTCGTCTATCGGGTTCATGGAAAAAAGTGCCCGCCCCCCTTGAGCCACAGTCCATTGGTTTGATGAGGCCTTTTCGTTATCGAATCTCATCATAACAGTGGATGTTGGATGCCCGTAATAACCCTCAGCAGATATTAAAAATTCCGTCTTATTATTAAAGCACCTAACGGCTAACCCCGCCTTACTTCCGGCTTTATTGTATGGTTCCGACTGCAACGCAACAAGAACATTAATATTGTCAGTCATCGGGTCCTTTTGCTTGTTTACCCCCCATCCGGAGATCATCTCAACATCCTCAGCAAAACTATTACCAATAAACATAGCTGACATAATAATCAAAGATATGCATCTAGTTTTCTTTATCATTTTAATGAGTCCCTATTATTCTTTATCATGGATGAAATACGGAATAATGCTGACTCCGGTGTATTCCCATAGCGTTCGATGAATTTACCAATAGACTCGCCATCGCTACCGACCATATCACCGCAGACATCCAACCATCTTAAAGCGTCATCACGATCAAGCCCATCCTCCACAATCTGGTGAGCCAGAAGCATAAATCTCAAGAAATCTCCACCATCTTGAGGAACATAACCAACATCAGAAGCCATAGACCCGTTGACATCCCTTGCCCATGCTCCCAGTTCTGCGGCAGGTTTTAAGTGCGGAAGCCATACTCCTTGCCACTCCTGCTTTACAATACGAGGTAATTTATGCGCAGGAAACTTCTCTATCCTGCCATGCTGACAGAGAACGCTGGTAGGTGTTCGCATCTGCATGGTGGCAGAAAAACGATATCCATCAAGTATATCGCTGTATTCTGCATCTCCTGGCTTTAATTTATTTTTCTGTTGCTGTGCCAAATATTCAAAAGGTGATGAAGATTTGAGGATGAGCACCTTATTTCCTGATGGCGCTATATTTCCTGTATCTTTGAGCCAAATTACAATTCTCCTATTTGTAATTGCTGAAAGCCTTAATTGTTCATCAACTGAATTTGCAACTTTGGCTTGCCTTGATAATTCTTCCTGGTACCGCCTTTCCCTTTCCTCTTTAAGAGCTTCCAAGCCAAGAGCGTCAATGTCGAATTGCGAGGAGGCTATGACCTCTCGGTTTCCGTTATTCCCTTGGGCGCTAACGACTCCAATCGCCTCCATTTGTTCAACTAACCGCGACGCACGGCTATACCCGATTCTGAACTGCCGCTGCATCCCGCTGATGGATGCTTTCCGTTTTTCAATTACAAAGCTAACAGCTTGGTCAAAAAGCGGGTCATCATAATCGTCGCTGTCCACATCCCTATCCCCATCATTAACATTTGCACACAGATTAGCAGGGATGCGAGGGAGTGACAAAACGAGCATTGTCAGACCTCGATAAATCTTTTGGAGAAATGGCCACAATCTGCCCCCTTTGTTTTTAGATCTCAAGCTCGAAGTATGCAACGCTGTGCACTCAACGGAGGAGGTAACATGGCTAGGCTAATAAAAATTGTCTTTGTAGTTGCTGTCGTGCCACTTGGCGCTCTCTACTTTTTTGGTTACGACTGGCTGGCAGATCTTCCGCTGGGAGGTCCGAAGTAGAAAGCAAAAACCCGCCGGGGGCGGGTTTCTTAATCGAGAACATTTACGATGCCTTTGCTTCCTTAAGATCTATCCACTTTCCAAAGAAAAGACCAGCAGACTCTAGCCCTGCCTCAGCCATTTCTCTAGAAACGGTGACTTCAGAAATATGGTAGTCTGCTTCATTCCTAGCATCTCGCATTTGTTTTAGGTTATATCCCATAACTTTTAGCTTGTGCTTGTCATAAGGCTCCAACTTACATTCGGAAGCATTTGTCATATAACTGATGAGACTAGTGTGGTGATTCATACTATAAGCCGGAACGCATGTTAGTGACGTCATGGCCTCATGAAACATGCCATAGTAAGCACGAGATATACAACTGCGATAACCTGATTCAGTTTCACTGTTCATGCAACACAAAGCTGTTTCAATGAAATTAGTGCTATTAACCGACATAGCTCACCCCTGTATGCAGCTCTCTTATCGGTGAAAACCTTCCGATAAGCTTACAGTTATCCAACAACGGCTCCATACAGACAGCTTCAGCCAGAGAATAGTTCATTTTCGCAATTGTTTTGGGGTCTTTGTTATTTATATCAACAACATAGCAACAATTATGGTTTTTACTAACTTCAATGTGCCCATAGTTAGCCTCATATTCTTTAGCCACTTTAGCAATGGTTTCAGCAAGAAGCTGGAATTGCTCCTTGGTGCAACCAGATGATACATAAGCATCATCTAGTTCCGTAAGTAATTCTTCTTTGTGTTTTTCAGCCAATAACCTTCCCTCCTCATCAGAGAGCAACTTTATGTGTTGGCTCATGTACCTATCCAATGCAGCCTTATCACCGTAGCGATAGGCATAAGAATAGGCAAACACTGTCATTTTTTTTGATTGGTACTTATCGGCATATGCATACGCAAAATCTTTAACCAGATTCTCATTTCTGGTCGCTCTGAGCATGAACAGATGGTTCGCCGGAATTGATGCATCATGGAATTTCTCAACCCCATCTGTAAAAACCTGATTCGCTTTATCAATGAATCCAGCAGTAGCATGAAGCAAACCCAGAGCGCTTACCGAAGCGGAAGAGTTATCATTTTCCAACTCACGCAATGAACGCCAGTAGGACATCTCATCGATAGAAACGCCAGCCTTTAGCATGTCTCCATACATTTCGATCAGTTCTACTGATTTTTCCTTAGGTATGCCTGCCGCCATTCCAACTTACGCCTATGCTATGTGGGTTTAGAATTCTATGTGCTTCAGCTAAGTTTCGTCAACCAGAGACTTTACACTAACTGTGCTTAAATATGTAATCAACTCACATATCCTGACTACAAAATCTCGCCTATAAGGCCATTTAAACTGGTAATGATCTATCATCATTTGCAAAGAATGGCCGTCTTCATTCATGGTGATATCGAACTAATCACGTTTAAAACATATCTGTTAAGGGTAGCCAGGACTGAGCATCAATGCGAACTGCATTATTGCAAGAATACCGTCCTCCTCCATATTGCAATTTAGGAGTCACGCTATGCTGGCAGTATCGATGTTCATGTACCCTTATTGTTATCCTGCTGATATTTAGCCCACGCATCTCGCCAAGCATCATCCAGTGCCAGTATCGCAGCGTCAAACTCGGTACGATCAATCAGAATGGAACGTGAGGCCAGATAGCGCTCGATATCACTCAGGGACAACGGGAGCGGCACGCCAGCCATTCCTGCATACTGCCTGCCACGAGATATCATGGCGTAAGCGTTGAGGATCTCCCCCGTCACAGCATCAATCTCAGGCTCAGGAATCGGCGGGAGGTTTAATTTCTCCCGCCGCCACTTTGCTTTTTCGCCCTGAGCTCCCCCGAACTCCTTAAGCCACTTCTGTGCCTCTAAGGCTTTTTTACGGTTTCCTGAGTCTGCTGCTCTTTACCCTGAGCAATGTTTGCGGCCTCGGCCAGTATCAGCCAGTACAGCTCCGGGTGCTGTTTCAACATGGCGGCCCCGAGTTCTGGGGTATAGTCGAGAGCAACCTCTGTGCCATCCACCAGCTGGCCCACCCCCTCCCAGCCTTTCAACAGGAACCGGGCCACGTTATCGATCAGCAGCTCATCAACAGAGTCGATATCGCCCACGCTGGCGAGATTAAATTCTTTGGTTCCTACCTTATAGCCTGCGTCCATCTTATCGATGTGGCGGCGCACCAACGCGTTCCGTGAGCGATATTGTGAATTCTCGCTGCTGGCCACCAGCAGGCGAAGTTTGAACAGCGATTCTTCTTCCGGCGAGAATTCCTTTTTGCTGTCTTCGGGCTTTTTGTAGGGGTAAAACCAGCGCTCGCCGTCTAAATCAATTTTTGGGGTAACAATCAGCATAAAAACTCCATAAAAAAAACCTCCGGAGAGGGCCAGTGTTAATCATCACCGCCAGTAGTGGCAGGAACGCGGGTAATGGTTGGCGGAGTATTGGCCGCGGTGATATCGAGCTGAACCTGGACAATATCGGTGCTGCCCGCATCGGGCCAGTCACCGGAAATCTGCACTTCCGGGAATTCGAAGATATAGGCACCTTCAGCATTCTCCAGGGTAAAGCTGAACGGCACCGTTTCACCGGTGAACGTCTTCTTATAGATTTCCCAGGCTGCTTTTGACCAGGACAAAGTGACCTGACCTGACGGCGTAAACGTGGTGGGAATGTTTGCGCCGGCGAACGCCGAACCGGTGCCGATGCAGCGCTGAGTCTGCATGTTGTTGTCGAACTGGATGTTGAAGGTATCTACACAGAAACCATTGCCACCAGCAACACCATTCAGGCTAAGGGCTGTTACCTCTTTGAACGAATAGCGGAGCGCCCCGGCATTATCGACCGGCGCAGTAAAAAAGCTGGTATCGTCCGCTTTCGTTTCCCAGTCCAGTCCAGCAAAAGTGACCGTGGCGGTGATATCGCCATCATTCGGGATTTCAATCTGGAGCGTGGATACCTGGCATCCGCGGGCAATCTGCGCAATCCCCACGTCTTCAGCGAAGGAAGCCACGGAGAACGTAATACTCCCGTTGCCCATCGTCAGCACGTTGTTTACCCATTCCGCACCAAAGCAGCTCGCCAGAAAAGCATCGTGCTGGTTCCAGCGAAATTTGGTACCGACATCCCCGCCAACATCAATCGTGCCGCGCGATACGCCCTGGGCCATTCGGTTGCCGGCGATTTCATCGTTATCGTTGGTATTCTGGGTCGGAGCAAGGCCATATGATGCACGCCTTAACAGATTCCACGCCCCAGTTGTGGGTGTAACACCCGGAGTGGCTTCGCGTATAAACGCGGTTACTACTTTTGCGCCTGAACTCACAGGAGCCTCCTGTTGATTGTGCGCTACAGAGCGCGATAAGGGATTTGAAGATTGAGCTGAGACCAGCCATCGGTTTCACCTGCCGGGATGGCGGATACGGCGAAGTAACTCAGTGCTCCGTCGTCCTGAAACTCGAAGAGCTGCGTTAATTTGTCGGCGGCCTTAGTCAGCTGCAGAGAGCCTGAACCAACGGGGACGAAAAGCTGGATGATGAGAACCCCTGTTCGGTGGACAGTCGGCCCCGCTCCAATTTCGTTAGCACCTGCTTGTCCGGGTATGTCAGTAAGACGAGCCCAGATTTTTCGACCGCTGGGGTCGAATACAGGACCGTTTGGGTAGTCCACCGCATCCTGGGCAATAGCGGTCTGCGTCGTCATTCGTCTGATGACAACGTTTCTTATTTCTGTGAGGGTCATTTGTAGGCCTGAATCACACCATTAAATGAGACGGCATAGACGCCTGTCGGCGCTTGCGTAGAGTGGCCATTCTCCAGCGGTACGGAGTAAGGGAGGTTTGACTGAATGTAAATCACCGAGTAGGCCGGCGCCTGATTGATGATATTTTTCCCATTGAGGAATGTCATCGTTCCCCGCGGGTCTGGCTCAGACGGTACTGAGTGATCTGGTTCGCCAATACTGACAAAGTGGGATGCCCGGAACGTACCCGCACGGTATTCCGCCGGGCGCCGGATATCCATGCTGTCGTTAACACGGACTTTCTTCCTGAGTCGCCCGGTTTTGGTCAGGTTTGCAGGGTCGGCATAAAGAGATTCGTTCCACTCACCTACCGCTTTGTTGTACTGAACCGCGGTAGCGTTGATAGCCCATAGCTCCGGGTTGCCAACAGGTGAGCGCTGGACGATTTCATTAAGCAGCTGTGTTGCGATGGTTCGCTGGCGCAATCTCACATCTTCAGCCACCAGCCCGACGAATGCTGCCGGGTCGATACTCCATCCCTTAGCCATATCACGCCCTCCGTAACTGGATGGAGTACGCAGCACCGGCAGAATCAGCAGCGGCAGTGATGACCTCATAACGCTGAAGTACGCCAGTTATCGGATCCGGCGCCGTGACAAAGTGCCCAACCGCTGGCTTATCGGTTACTTCGTTAACCAGGGCGGTTAATTTCAGGTCACCATGCAGAATGTTAACGCCATCGATACGGCGGAGTTTACAGCGCGCCAGCACTCCGCGCCCCAAGTAAGTCACCTGCGTTTCGCTGCCGGTTTCAGTTACCGGATCCCAGACACTTCGAACCTTATAACTACCGGTGAACTCGTTAACTGCATCCTGCAGATCGGTATCGAATGCCGCGGCGACTTCAGTCTGTAGCTCGTCACGTATACCCACGGCCTACCTCCTCTATGCCTTTTTCACCAAAAAGCTGAAGCTGGATATTGTTAGATACATATCCGCCAGTAAAAAGGACCAGAACACTACCACGCAGTTTTTTGGTGTAGATCTCACCGTTGCGTTTAACCCGCAGCGGGAGAGGAGCGAACTCCACAATCCCCTTCGCCTGGTTTGCATAAACGACATGGCGGATCGGGTTTCCATTCACAAACACATCGCGAGGACCAAGCCCGTCACCGGCATAATGTACATCTGGATTTTGCATACCGCCCCCTTACCGCCGCTCAATATGAGCATGGATAAAGTCGGTTTTAAGCGACTCCATAGCGCCTACCATCACATAGGGGCGCCCACCGTTATGCCAGCAATCAATCGCGTTACCCTCATCATCAAGCAGTATCACTGCGACGCTATGGCAGCCGCCTTTTTCTGCACGCTCCAGAACCTGTTTCAGTAAGCGAATTACCTGATCATTATCGATGTCGTGATGGCTTGGCTTTTGAAATGGGACCACCTTCAAATCGGACATATCACCCCCTCACCAGCCGCACTTGCGACTGACTAACGCCATAGGGCTTAAGCATGGCAAGCGCAAGCTGAAGGTCGGAATCAAGTAACGCCGAGCTGTTGGTGGCGAGCTCTGCAAAAGACTTTGAAACAGATACATCGTCAGCATCGACCGTCTTACTCAGTAACACCCCAGAATCTGTTTTCTGCTGATACAGCCCGCCATTTGCCGCCGACAGCGCCGCATAGGCGCCAGCCTGTTTCACATCGTCAGGAATAATGGTTTCGTGAGTTGCCTTATTGCATGGCAGTTTCAGGTTAAGTCCATTCATCCAAGTATTAGCCATCAGCACAGATTTGGCTTTTTTGCTTTCATCCGTCCAGGAGGCACCGAGAATCGAATTGACGTCTTCAACAGTTATGAAGGTGAGCATCTATTACTCCGTTTCTTTCCAGCCGATCGCTTTCCAGTTCTCAACCTCTTCAGGGTGGACATCGGCGGTTGTCGGTGCGCCGGGAAAAGCAGGGTAATCCGTGACCATTACTACCAGGTTCCGCTCCTGCTCCTGGTTCTGCTCCTGCTCCTGGTCCTGGTCCTGGTCCTGGTCCTGGTCCTGGTCCTGCTGAGAATTGTTCTGCTCAGCCAGCTCGGCAGCAAATTTTTCCGCCGCTCGTTGAGCTCGCTGCTCTTTGGTTAATCCAGCCATACGACCTCCATTAAAAAAGGGGCCGAAGCCCCTGTTTATCAGCCCAGCAACAACGCTGAGTGCGCCGACTTAACTGCCGCTACGCCCCATGACAGGCCAACTTCGTAACGCACCTGGCGGTACTGACGGTACAGCGCCACCTGATAAGTAATGCCCGATACCGGGTCGGTAACGTTCATCACATCATCTGCGGTATCGCCACCCTGCGGCATTGCCGGAGTTCGGGATGCCAACAGGAAAGCATTACGATCAAACGCCATGTTTGCGGTGTAGGCGCCACCAGCAGTAATAGCGGTATTATCGGCCAGCGCCTGACGTAAGCCCGGAGAAGCCAGAGTAATGGTCGTGGCAGTCGCCGCAGCAACCAGGTAGTTATTGTTATCCCCGTCGAAAGTCACGATATCGCCGGCAGCAAAAGCACCTGTCCCGGTATCAATCGCAATCAGGATTTCGCCTTCAGCTTTTGCACCATTCACCAGGTATCCGGCGGCCGGGGATGCAGCGCGTTTCTTAACATGCGCGGATTCGTGGATGTTGAAACCTTCCAGTCGCCCCACTATACCTTCACGCAGAAGCGCATCAGTACCGGACTCGTTTACTTTGAACAGAACAGACTGTTTACCGCGGAGGTTAGCGATAGCCGAAGAACCGAGAACCATCTGCAGATCAGTTGTCGGCGAACCGTTGTCAGAAAGAACCTGACGCGCATTTGCTGCATCAGACAAATCACCTGCAATACCGAAAGGAGCGGTGCCGGCCGTACCAACAGCACGAGAAGATGCGAAGTACAGAGCTGCGAGATCTGCATCCATCTCATTAGCGAGCGCGCGAAAAGCCTGCTTAAACTGATCAGCAAGGATGGTGTTGTATGTCCCTGCTGGCCCCAGCGCCAGTTGTTCCTCACCGTTCCATTTAACCGGGGCCATTTTGGATTTGGTGATTTTGACATCAACGGTGCCGATCGTCTGGTCGCCATCATTTGGCGCAGTAGCCCCCGGGGTAATATCAACAGTGGTTGCCGGTGGCGCGACCGGCGCAGTAACAGTCTGGTCCTTCGCGGCCGCATCAGCTTTCGCATTGCGCGATACAGCCGGGATAAAACCGACCTGTTCGCGAGATACGGTATCCAGAGCCGTGAAGATAGTCGGGATCAACCCGGTAAGCGTATTAGCCATGTGTATGGATTCCTTGGAGATTAAAATATAGGGTTGGTTGAGCTATCCAGCTCTGGCACCAGCAGCCATCCGACGGCTGGCAAAGAATTAATCGACGATGGTGATACCGTCTTTGAGAGTTGATTGCTGATCTGTCGGGCTCAGACTGGTAAACGCATCGCGTTTCATCGTTTTCTGCCCGAGTGAATGCTGAGACTGGCGAGAGCCTCCTCCCTGATTGCCGCTGGCCTTAAGGATGTGGTCTTTCTGTGGGTACTGCTCCACCAGGAACTCCAGCGCCTCATCAAAGGCTGCCAGCTCGCCCGGTTTAGAGCGTGAATAAATTTTGTTGCCGGAGCCATCATAGGCAACGACTTTGCCGTCCTCGACTTTGAAGGACTGACCAAAGCGCGCTTGCAGCATATCGGCCGGGATTGCCACTTTATCCGCGATGAATTTTGAGCCAGAGAACCGGCCGCCGATCATTTCCTGATAGAGCTGACCTTCGAGCGTTGTCGCCCGTTGGGTGGCCTCTTCAAGCTGAGTCTGGAATGATTTGGTGATATCCGCTTTCACCTGGTCAACGGCACCCGCGTCGATCAGCTTTTTCTGGTCGATTTTGGTCATCATCTCCAGCGCTTCGAGCGCTTTCGCCGGATCGCCAATTTTGGCGAATTTAGCCAGGCTGGCTTCAGCAGCTTCTTTGGCTTCACGATGAGATTTTGCCTCACCATTCAGTGAGGAAATTTTTCCTACTGCCTGCACGGCATCAAAGCCGATCTCCTGTCCATCATCGTGGACGTACACAGGGAGACTGTTCGCATCAACTTCCGCATAGTGTTTGCCATTTACTTCAACTGTCTTCAGTTTCATGTTGGTACCTTTTCGGGGTCATCCGACCGTTGCACCGCTCACCATCCGGTATTGCGGCAATAAAAAAGGCCGCCCGGAGGCAGCCTTTGAATGAATTTTCATGATTAAAGTCCGGCGTCACTGAATGCCTGGTCGTCACGTTCCCGCAATTGTTCCAGCGTCAGCCATTCGCCCCTGTCGTTGTAGAATTCATCAGGAGACATGCCGCCATCACGAATCAACCTGGCCCGCGTTAAGCCAACAATCTGGGACTGTCGCGTGAACGACTGGCGCGAGAACCAGCCCTGATAATCGGTATCTGCCGACACCTGCCCGTTCATGCTGGCGCGCGAGCTATCGGATATTTGTCCTATAGCAATACCGAGCTCATCAGACGATTTCAGGATGTAGGTTTCGACGCTTCGACAACACCAGTGAATTTTGCCTGGTCCCTGCAGATATGGCACCTTATGGCCGATCGGCTTGTTTGCCAGAGTGTATTTGAGACGGTCGCGAATTCGGCAGTCTTTCGATGTCCGGTTATCCAATGTGGACAACCACTGCTTACCCTTAAGAAGGTCGTCGTTCGCATCCGCAAAACTTTTCCTCGCCGTCGCCGCAAGATGCCCTACTGCTGTTTTTGCAATGCTACCAGCATTGGTGCGGCTCATCTGTAGCGCGCCATCCTGGTAGCCGCGGTTAGCGTGGCCGCGAACTTTTCGCGCAACCTGTTCCGTTGTATCGCCCAGCAGGAAGCCCTGCCTGACGGTATTGGTGATGCGCGTCATGCGGTCGGCTTCAAGGCTACTGGCCCACTCGCTCAGTAACCGCCCCTGAAAAGGCCGAGCCATTGCCGCGGCATAAACGGCGTCCGGTGAAATTCCCACCAGCGGATGAAGCGCCAGCACATCATCGGGGATCGCGAACTGGAAGAGACTTAGCTGAAATCCTGCCTCATGCTGCGCCAGTTCCTGCAGCTCGCCGGCGAGGCTTTCGCTCATTGACTGAACCACATCACGATTTAACGCCCTGACGCTGACCAGAAGAGATTCTAGCCTCGACACCGTGAAACTTTCCGCATCGAGGGTATCCATCGCCACCAGCAGCCTGGCCGTAAGCTCTGCATCGCTGTCATTCAGGATTTTTATCATCCTGTTCGCGACACCGGTGCTGTACTGACTCACCCAAATCGCATGAGCCAGGCTTTCGTCACTGAGTTTTTCATTCGCCGTCGCCATCTCAACCACCTGGATTATTCAGGCCGCCGACAAGCGTCACCTGCTGGTTCCTCAGTTCGTCGATCACCTCTTCAGGTTTCGCGTCCGGGTCGATGAATTTCAGCGCCTGAAGAACGCGAACCGCATCAATCTGGCGAATATCACCACCCTGCCGAAGTGACTGAACAGCCGTTGCAGCTGAGGCATCAAACGTCTGAGCAGAAACATCCAGTTCAGTCCGTACATCGACATTGCCCCCCTCAGTTTCACCGAGCCATTCCGCCATGATCTGCAGGATGTTATCGAGCGCGTCCTCCAGTGAACTCGCCATCGTGTACAGCGGCGAATTCTCCTGCATGCGCTCTTCATTGGTCTGGTCAACTGATTTTGTCGAGGTGTTCTCGGCACGTAAGAGTTTTGCCCCGGCCTGCCGCATCTGATCTTCCAGTTTTTCCAGCGACGTTTCACCAGATTCAATGGCCGATCCGGTATGTTCAACATATTCAAGACCCTGCCTTTCGCGGTTGTCGAAACGAGTCGCTGTTGATGAGCCGATCGTTAACGTTTCACCTTCTGCCAGTCCATAAGCCACCAGCAACGGCACACGGGCAACATGCAGGATGTTGTCCTGCTCACTCTGACTTTGCCAGTGCTTGATATTCAGCAAAGCCAGGTTAAGCAGCGGCGGAGATCCGCGCATAAATCCTGTGCGTTTCGTGTAGAGCGTCACCAGCGTGATATCGTTACGGCTGGTTTGCCATTCTTCGTGTAGCGTCCATTGTGCTTCACCATTATCGCCCCTGTTGCGCCGATAGATTTCAACCTTACCAGGCATGATATGCCGGATCTGTTCTACCTTAGTTTGCCCGTAGTCATCACCGTCAATAATGATGGTTTCACGAATACGCAAATCAGTAAGGATGACCTTTCCACCCTCAACTTTCGACTTCCAGCCGATCACCTGACGGGGATTTAGCATCGTTACGTATGGCCGGCTTCCAATCGCTTTTTCATCTGCTTTTGTCCTTACAGATTCCGGATCCACCCGCGGGTAATCCACCAGCGCATGAACAAGGCCGTACTGGAAACCGATACTGAAAAACTGTTGCGCCCAGACATCAAGGCGGTTTCCTTCCATATCGATGTCGGTAGAAAGCTTTCGGATAATTTCCGGCGCGCTTTCGCTCAATACCGTTGGCTCAGCAAATACGCGTCCAATGTTCTGTTTAATCGCTTCTTCATAGGCAGGCAGCAAGGTTGCAGCTGCTAATCGTTCTTTGTAGCTGTCAGGGTCTTCGTTGGGCCATTTCGGAAGATACAACTGACCCTGTCGGCGCATTTCCAGCGTACCGCCCATCAGCGCATCGTTGATATCCCAGGCCTCAACCATGTCGTTATAGTCGAGGTTGGGTGTTGAAATATCAGGCATGGTTTTACATCCGCAGTTTGGTGACTTTCCCGGTTGGTTTGATGATTGGGAACTGTTTCACGATGAAGTAGCCGCCAGCGTCGTTAGGGTGGTCATTATCGGCTTTTTTGTCAGGTTCACCGTTTTCACCCCATACCTGCTGCTCGAGCGATTCCGTGTAGACCGGACAGCGCTTTACATTCACTTTGTAGCGACGCTCACCATTGCCATTGCAGAACATGGCGTTCATGGAATTGATACGATCTTTTACTGGCGGGTTTGAATCGTTCACAATCACATTGAAGCCAGCCTGTTTGAGCTGGGCGATATCCGTAGTGCTGGCATGAGCTGATTTACGAGAATCACCAGAGGCGTCCGGGTAAATATAGATTTCCCTCACCTTCCGGTAGTCATGGCCGTCATACAGCCAGAACCGCTCTTTAATGATGCGAATAATGTCCGGTGTGTCGTAAGCCTTAATGATTTCCGTAACTGCACAGGGAAGCCCAAGGCGCAGCACATGAACAATTCCGGCCATTTTTCCGACGTTAAAGTCCATACCGATGTACAGAGGTTCGCCGGGCTGCTCTTCCTCCTGGCAATTGTTCAGCTGACGGTCAAACTGATGGTAAATAGTCCCGCTGGTCAGGTTGGTAAACTGGCCGCGCAGATAAGCCTTAATCAACTCCGGCGGATAAGACTCCATCAGGGATGGAATGTAGTCTGCCGGCAGATTCTTTTCGTTGTCGAAGGTTGAGGCCTGAACCAGCCCGTATAGTGTTGAGAGCGAAGGTTTATCGCGCACAGCCTTTGCGAACTGTTGATAAACAAACTTAAAGCCTTCAGGCGTCGTGGTGACGTCTATTCCGTTACGCAGACCGGGCACGTTGTAACGCATACGCGCAATGATTTTCCGCCAGGCTAACTGCGCCTTTTTGGCGGGCATCACGTCGAGCTCATCTATCAGGGCATTACCAATTTTGAAACCAACGATGGTATGTGGCTTTTCCATCGAGCGGCATATCGTCGTCCCACGGAACTGCTTCCCGGCGTAGAAATGGACCTCTTTGTTTCCCTCATTGATTTTGACATTCAGCCCCCAGTCATAGGCCACCTCTTCAACCGTGGGATAAAAGATGTCGCGGATCTGCGGATACGTTGGTGCAAAGTAGCCCTGATTGATTTTAGGGTGTTCCCACATCCCCTTGCAGATACCGCCGCAACCAACCCATGTCTTGCCAGAACCAAACCCGGCCACGTAAGCCTTAAACTTGTACTGCATCGCAAGGAATTTGGCCTGAGGGATGTTAAGCGTCGGAGCTATCGCCATCCTCTTCCCTCACTCGCGCATCGACTACGTTGATATTGATTGCAACTGGCGTTGGTTCCTCATCCTCCGGGTCAGCGGCCAGTTCTTTGCGGAGTTTGTCGATCTCCAGCTGCCGGCGCTCAATTTCTATCTGCTGCAGACGCTGGGCGAACTCGCTATCGGCCAGGCCGAGGCGCTTCATCACCGCCTCGTACATGCGCTCACGGCTGATGGCGGTTATCTCAACGCCATTCTTACCAAGCTTCACACCGGAATAGGCAAGCGCAGCATCCGGCGCCAGTCTACGCGTATCCGCGAAGAAAGGCTGGCCGATGCCATCCCCATTGCAGCGAGGGCATTCCGGGTTCGGTGCACTGGTGTGGTCGTAGCCGTATCCGCCATCATCCAAAGGTTCTCGGCGTATACGCTCAAGAGCCTCCAGGCGTTTCTCTTCGTACTCTACGGCATCGCGCCATTGATACTGGTGACCGAAGCCCCAGCAGTAACGGCAGCTCCCGCGGCGATACTGAGAAAGCTGGTTGGCGTCGAACGTTGCCAGCCGCCACATCTGTTCAAGCACTTCATCGGCACTTCCGAGTGTGCGCACAATGGATGCTTTCTGCTGCTGCGCAATGGCCTGCGCAACTGAAGTTTTCTGAAGCAACTGATAGCCAATCTGTTCAGCGGTCTTCTTGCTATAGCCAGCGCGAATAGCTGCCTGTGTGGCGTTATTGTCTTTCAGGTATTCGGCGACAAATAAACGTTGTTGATTGGTGAGGCCGTCACCATCCACCAGCTCTTCTGCGCACTTTTCTTTTTGCGCAGTGCGCAATTTCTTCTGCGCAGTTTTTTGCGCAGCTTGCGCAGGGGGTTTCTTGATGTATCGGCGGGCAGTAGCGTAATTCAGTCCCTGCGCTTCACACCAATCCTTCGGTGATACGCCGGTTGCGGCATGATCGGACAGGTACCGTTGCTGAAGCTCGCCCCAGTCCGGTTTTGCCATTGTATGGTTCTCACTTTATGTCACAAATAATCAGCAACTCTTATGCGATAATTTTCTGCTACCAGAAAAAGGAGGTAATTATGGTTCGAATTGCTTTTGCAAAGCCAATCCCCCCTCTAGGCGAAGAAGAATTAGGATCAATCAAGCCTGGTTGCAAGGTGAAAGTCCAACTGTCTGATGGATATAAAGGGAGACTGAATGAAACCTTAGTAATGGAAGTTAAGAGTAGTGATGAGAGCATGCTGGAATGCTGTTTTTTATACCGAGAATCATTAAGCCGATTTGATGATAAAAACTGGCTAAACACATCTCCATTCGATACCTCTACTGTACAGATTAGCAAAGATATGGTTTTCGCCATTGACCTTGATTAAAACATTATCACAGGCACTCAGTGAATACCTGTTGTAATGCCTGGCTGGATTATTCAGCGCTGCTATCAAAGAGCGGCAGCGCTTCAGTTGTGATCTTGACCCGCCATCTCCGGACAGCTTTTGTATCTTAAGTTAACGATGTCCGCTGCCGCCGATATTCCCTCGGGGAGTGATATCCCAGCGCGCTGTGCGGGTGGTTTTCATTGTA